TTATAGCGATAAGTTATAGTTACAACAAAATAATATAAAAATAATGAAACAAACCTTTATAATGGAGAATATTGATTTGAATGATTTATTGGATAGAAATGAATTATTTGAAAAATTGCGGAGCATATTAATTCATTACAATGAAAATAAGTATGATTTGACATGTAAACGTGGCATATATATCTATGGTGATCCGGGTTCCGGTAAAACATCATTTGTAAACCAGTTATTGAAATCGTTGGACTATGATATTATAACATATGATGCGGGGGACATTAGAAATAAATCAATTATTGAGACGATTACTAAGCAAAACATGTCGGATAGGAATATATTATCCATGTTTCACAAGAAGGTTCAGAATATAGCGATTGTGATGGATGAAATTGACGGCATGAATAGTGGCGACAAGGGAGGTATCAATGCTTTAATTAAACTAATACGCCCAAAGAAAACGAAAAAGCAAAAATTGGAGGATGTTACATTGAACCCAATAATATGTATAGGGAATTACCATGTTGATAAAAAGATTCAAGAACTTATGAAGGTATGTCATGTATTTGAATTAAAGATACCGACACGTCCACAAGTGGATAAAGTATTGGATAAATTGTTTGTAGATACAGAGAGGGAGATATTAGATAATATTATTGATTATGCACAAGGCGACCTGCGAAAAATAATATCAGCACACAAGCTGTTTATAAATAATTCAAATGGTGTGAATAACAACATCTTGAAACGTATATTTGTCAAAACGACATTTAATGAGGATGCTAAAATTATAACCAAACGATTGATTAATACGAAATATGATATCAACAATCATTTAGAACTAATGAATGAAACCGACAGAACTATTGTTGGTTTATTATGGCATGAGAATATTGTAGATATGTTGAGTAAAAATCCCTTAGATGTATCTATTGATGTATATAGAAAAATGTTGGATAACATGTGCTTTGCTGACTATATGGACCGTATTACATTTCAGAAACAGATTTGGCAATTTAACGAGATGACGTCATTGATAAAGACGTTTTATAACAATAAGATTTATTTGGAATCGTCATTAAAACGACCGAAATTTAATCCAGCTGAGGTGCGATTTACGAAAGTATTGACGAAATATTCGACAGAATTTAATAACAATACGTTTATACAGTCATTGTGTCAGGAATTAAGTATGGATGTGAAAGACTTATTGTCGTTTTTCGTTAATTTGAGGGACAATAATAATGGAGAACCATCAGAGGAATATTTATCCAACTTGTTTGAGAATTTGGAAATCAGCAAATTGGACATTAATCGAATTTATAGGTATATAGATAAGTGCAACAATTATGCTTTATCAAATGATGCGGTGACAGATATAGAATAAGTAATATTCAGTATAGATGTAGGGAGAAATTATTTAATATAATAACATTGTTATTACATTAAATGTAGGGATTAAAAATTTGCTAAATGTTGTTGAACATTTAACGTCTGCGGTGACTGCTTCTTCTGCTTCTTCTGCGAGTGCGTCTTCCACCAGTCATACCAGACATCTCGTCTTTAGAGTCTTCGCCAGATGTGGCGCGACTACCACCCTGCATGCGAGAACCACCTCTGCGAGAGCGTCTGCGTCTGCGACCTCCCATTGCAGGACGAGATCCACCAACACGGGATCCAGCTCTGCGGCTACGTCTGCGACCTCCCATTGCAGGACGAGATCCACCAACACGGGATCCAGCTCTGCGGCTACGTCTGCGACCACCCATAGCCATACGAGAACCTCCAGTTACTGTACTTTGTAATGACTTCAATAAATCCATATTATATAATAACGCAATAAAAAATAATTTTTCAAAATCTTGCTAAAGTAATATTAATTCCATCTATTTTCTTAACAACGCGATTTCTTTCTCTTGTTCCTGTATGATTGTGTCTTTTAATTTAATTTGTTCAGATAAATCAAGAATTTTTGAACGCTGTAATTCAAACAATCGTTTCATTTGTTGTTCTTGCGCTAAACTTCTATTGTCTGGAGATTGTACTCCATTACCAGACATGCGGCGCTTCGCAATCATTTCTTTACGAATCACCTCCACTTTTTCCATTTGTTTAAGCACATCTGGTTTCATTTCCGCACGACCAGCTTCATAATTATCCAACAAATGATCTATATCTACCATGAAGAATTCCTTAATATCTTCCTCGCTCATAAAATAATCGATTGTTTTATCACTTATTTTAGTGAATGGATTTTTATACGTATCTTCCAATAATTTTCTTTTATCAAATGTATTATGAATATGAGAAAATACCAAAATTGTATGTTTCGGGTCCAACTGCACAAATGGTATAGTGTAATCCTTAAGGAACTCTTTTTCTTCACCTAACGATTTTTCATCATTATATTGTGTTTGTTTAAGTAGTTCTTTTTTAAACGCGAATGTGCCAGCAGTAGCGTGTGTTTTACTATAGGGTCCAAACTGATACATTTCATGAATATGTTTGTAATAAATATAAATCTCGCTCGCTCCCGCGCAGAGTGCCGAAGGATTCTGTAATAAGGTATCAACAGCATGACTTACACGAGTAGATGGATAATAGTCATCGTCGTCCATATAAACAAGAATATCCCCACATGATTTTTCGTGCATTAAATTGCGTTTTTTTCCGAGCGTCATCTTCTCATCATATTTGTAATATTTTACTTGAGGATGATTTATTACCAAATCTTCTATGAGGTCAGTTCCATCGTCGATAATAATCCATTCCATTCTATCCTTTGGATAGTCTTGATTATCAACACATTTTATAATAGTTGGAATAAATGGACGTCTATTAAAGGTAGGCGTACATATACTAACAAACGGTCGAATGGTAGAATCCGAAATATCAGCGATTGTGGTCATTTATTAAAATTAGTTGAATACTTTCTAAGCGGTAATAACTGACTTGTGTAATTACAATAAATTGAACATCATGGCTAATATAAATATAATACCGGCGATAGCCACATATAATCCATACTCGCTGCCTAAATTATTAGATGCTGAAATAATAATTACAAGCATAATTGCAAAGGTGGCGAGTTTTTTCTTAGAAAACATCATATCCGTAATTTTTTTACGCATATCTTTATTTCCGAGAGGAGATAAAATGAATCCGAGATATATTAATGGTAGTATGGTAGATGTAATGCTTGCGTTTAATGACATGCCGCCGATAATGAATATAATATTAAGAATGACAGGTATAATCCAGCAGAAATAAAATAGTGTCAAGAAATTGAATCCTAAGAACGGTGGCAATGCGTATCGAATATTAAATAAAGAGTATACAATGGTCGACGCCGCAGCAAATAATGGCGAAAAAACAGCAAAAGAGAATATAAACATGGGTGTTCCTAATAAGAATACAAGAAGTTCACCAATTTTATTTTCTTGTTTTGTTCCTTCGTCCAGTGTGGTTACTACTTGTTTTGTTCCTGAGAAATATATTTGTAATAAGAATCTGGCAGTAGAAAAGGTGGCAGCCATTGATTCAGTGAACCATGACACTACACGAAATACGACGTCTTCCATATTTTCGCTATGCGTTCGCTCATATTGTTTATCGGTAAACATGTTTTTATATGGGAAGCTCCACGAATCCATAGGAAACAAATCATCCATAGATGGTATTTTAAATCCTCCAGACAGCTTCATTCGTTTAAATGCTTCCTTCCCTTTACCCATTGCGTATTGCGCCATCGTAGCATATGGGGTATATGGCACTAATAATAAATTTTGCCCTGCTATTCCTGGCGAGCCGCTATATTTATAGGAGAAAACCAAATTAATAGAAGCTATATAAAAATATATGATGACAATAACAATTCCAATAAAAATAGTAGAAACAAAGCCTCCTATATTTACATCTTTAGTCTTATTTTTTTCATCGTTTTTTGTTTCAATATAAGATGCGTTTTCACTCATTTTATATATATAATTATATAATTATACTAAATTTATATAATAATACTATATAGGACCGAAAATGGATACATATTTGATATTTTTCATAGCTATTTTTTCATTAAAGATAATTACATTACTATTGCAGCAAACTCGTCCGATCATGATTGAAACCATGAAATCAGCTTTTAACTATGGTGAACCTGGAAGCACGGAAAATATCAGCTCGGAAATGATAAAAACATACAAGATTGAATACCCTAAACGACCATCTTTAACTGGTATTTATACAGAATCTGGTCCATTGGGAGCCAATATTGGTTGTTATGATTCACAGACACAGGGTTGTAATTCTGTCCCGAATTCGAAATCATAATTGTTCTACGATTATCGCGCATACATTAAGGAACAGTTACCTGAAACAAATTTCACCATATTATATCGCTCCTCGAATAGATGCATATCATATGTATAATCAAATATTCTCCACGAAGGTTTATTTACGCCAATTGGTATAGCTGGTGTGAGACCATTTGGGGGTATACAAATTTGGTATGTTATAGCGTGTGCATCCAGTGGGGGTGTGTAAGTAGTAAATTCTAATTCAACTTTACTGAATTTACTTAAATTCATAGCACCAGATGGCTGAAGGTCAAACGGATCAGTATTCAAACAAAAATTATAACAATACATTCCTTCCTTTGATCCACCGGGAGTGCGAATGTATTTTTCGACATATTCATACACTCCTGCTTCAAATACGTTCTCTCTATACTTTCCATCCAAAACTACTCCAAAAGTTGTCATAATATCCTTTTGGTTCTCTACGAAGTATTTTCCAGTAATAAAATAATTATTAAGACTCCCATCGGAATTGTTAAAAACGGTTATGTTTTGAGATAGACTATCGTTTTCAGAATAATGTGGATTTTCCATCGTAGTTAAACCATCTGCTATTATTTGCGGATGTGTAGGCGCAGGAATAAATATATCTTGTGGAATATAGTCATATGGCCAGTTTGTATAATTGGACCATTCATTTCTCATATTAACATCACTTCTCTGAAAATACCACATCCAAGAATTCACCAGACCAAGAGAATCCACATTTACCTTTTGTGTTCCCACTACATTGTGAAAGGTATGTTCGTATACTTCTTTTATTAAATATTCGTGCGATTCGCTCGCGAATACGCGGTTCTCGTCTTTGGATAAAAATCCATAAGTGGATATTAAGTGGATATCGGCGTTCCAATTGGTTCGCTTATCGGTATAATTAAGTTCCACGTTGGGTGGTGTGCGAATGAAATTATGAAACTGTTGATAATCTTGATTTGGATTAGGTTGAATATATGGATAATTATTGTCTCTATCTTTTACATCACGGATGGTATATAACTCATTTACAGGTCTTAGTGAAATATCAATGACC